AAAGTCTACGAATATGGATTTTTGAAGGGGTAGGAAATCATAAATATTACACAAAATCTTAAAAACAAAAACGAAACATTACTATGAAAAACGAAACAAATTTCCCTCCGTTGGAGGGGTAGTCGGAGACTGGGGTGGAATATTAGGCAAAGTATTTCATTATGATTTGTATGGAAAACGAGAAATGAAGTATGATTTTCTTTCTGAAAATTCATTAAACAGTATCAATTGTAATGAACTCAACCCGCAAGAACCCGAAATTTTTTTGTAAACAAAGATTTTGATGCTAAAAGCGAATATGATAATGGGTTTTCGGTGAATGAGCTTTTTCCGTTGAAAAATTTAGGAATTGTGACGGCAAGAGATGGTATTTTGATCAATGAGAATAAAAATGAATTATTGAAAAATGTTTCTAATTATTATAAAATAGAAGCGAATACTGATTTTGTAAAGAATATAAGTTATCGTCCTTTTGATAATAGAAAAGTATATTTTGATACTAAATTGATTGAAAGAAGTCGTGAAAAAGTTATGCAACATTTTTTGAAAGGAGAAAATGTGGGGTTGTATAAACGGCAATTCAAAATGTCTGCTCTTAAAATGTCTGTAAACGGCTTTTTTTCATAGCTTCTAGTTATTTCAAAATGTAGATTTAAATAAAAAAAATAAGCCCCTAGTGTCATTAGAGGCTTATTATTAATAGTTGAGAGTTATCACTTCAACCTTTCTTTTTGATTCACCCATCTGCGAACCTGCTGACCGATGCATATCAATTTCAATTTGTCTCCAGCCATACTTATCTTTATACTGCGTCAAAATATCTGAAGGATAAGAACTCAATATGAATTTACCTTTTAACTCCGTGCAGGCTTTCAATAGATTTTCAAAGTCTTCAATTGAATATCCTTTATAATGCCCACAATTGGAATTAAAATAAGGAGGGTCAATATAGTGGAACGTATGGTCTGTATCGCACTTCTTAAGCACCTTTACTGCGTCATCATTAAATATGGTTGTTTCCTGTAATCTCTCAGCATATTGATTTACCACCATATTGATTTTCTTCTGATTAAACTTCCTAGGATTATTATTAATTGAAGTTCGTCCTCCCGAACGGCAATTAAACGACACGTTAAAAGTATTGCCAAAAATTGACAAATAAGACATGTGGGACAAAACAAAAACCGACCACGCTTTTTTTAGCTTAACCTGCTCTTCAGGTGCAAAATGCATATCTGCTACCGTAATCTTATCAAAGTGGAGTTTATTGGCAATTCTATGCTCTTCCTGTGCATATAAAGTCGCTTCAATCTCATTCAACAACTTTTTATTATTTGTTTTAAGTTGCCTGTAAAAATTGATTAAATTATTATTGTTGTCATTGATAACCGATTGACACAATGGTTTAACAAAAAATATGGCTCCTCCTCCAAAGAACACTTCGGAATATAATTTATGCTCAGGTATTAATTCTAATATTTTTTTAGATAATTGTTGTTTGCCACCGTAATATGTTAAAGGGGGCTTTGTTTCATTTAGATTCATTTTATTATTATTTTTTTGATTTTGAATGATTTTAAAATTGTATTTTTGCAATATTCCGCCAAGAATAAATTACACAAAAAAAGCACCAAAAGAAGACCTAAGTCCTCCAGTCGGTGCATTTGTGTATCAATTTTCTTGGCGGAAAGTTTGGCTGGAGGGCTTTTATTTTTTAAAGCCCTGTTTCTCATTACATTCTTTTATTATTTACTAAACCATTCCTTCCTAAAGTCCAACTTTCTTGTTTTTGGACCATAGATTTTTTTAATTTTGAAATTGCTCCTTCGACGGCATCAGGAGCATCATCATTTATTGAAGAACCTTTTCCAAACGCCTTAAATTGATCATCTAATCTTTTCATATGAGGATTATCTTTCTCGTTTTCATCAATAAACAACTTTCCATTTGAATTGTATGGCTCAAGAGATTCTATTCTTTGATATTTATCACCTTTTTCATCTTCATCTGCTTTCATAGGAATTAAATGACCTCTTTTTTCACCTTCAGCATAGACCTGTTCAACAATAGTACCTTGGAAAAATTTCCCTTCCATCCAATACTTTATGACAGCTTTAGGCGGTTTCGTTTTTTCTATTTCATAAAACCAATCTATCATTGAAGAAATTGGAACTTTATCTACATAAGCTTTTAATATATGATATTCTATATTTTTTGTTTGGCCAACCAATACTGTAGCTTTATAATCACTTGTCCTATTATTCTTAAAACTAGGGTCAGTATAGCAAACTAAGTTAACATACTTATCCCAGGGAAGAGTTTTTTTGTAAAACATCTGTTTAAAAACTTTTCCAATTGTATTTGGACTATTTTGATATTCTTGATCAAAAAATATTAACCCTAATGTATCAATAACTTCTCGAATATCCTCTTGTGTGTATTTTTCTTTCCAAGTAATATTACCTTTTTTATCTAAAGCATTTACTATTGAATGATAGATATTTGTAATATTAGCAGATTTAGCAACAATAGAATTTTTAGATATTCTATTCCCGATAATAATAAACCTACCTCTACCCATATCCATTGTGCCATATAATGCTGTGAAAATCCATTTAAATAAAGCATCTACTCTGCTTTCATTTAAACATAATTCATCATCATCTATATCATCAATTACAATATAATCAGGGCGTTTTCCTTTATAGTTAAGACCCCTTGGACTTTGCCCACGACCTAAAGCTCTAAAAGACACTCCTGCTTTTATTTGAAAATTTCCATCCATCCAACTTCCTTTCAAATATTGATCTCCAAAATCATGTGTAAAAATTTCATTATACTGAAATTCTGCTTGCAGATTACCTAAAGATGCAATAGATGCATCTTCACTTTTGCCGACTAAAACCATATTTGAAAAATATGACTTTACAATTTCTTTAGTTTTTCGTACTGACTTTTTATTGTATATTGAATTTGCAACTAACCACATCGGAATAATAGTAACCATGTGGGTTGTTTTAGCATGTCCTCTAGCCCATTCAAAAAGAGCCTTTAAACGGCGATTAAATTTAATTTTAACAGCTGCCTCATTATGAAATTTCCCATTTTTAACAATAATACCCTCTTCATCTTTAACTAGATGGGGAAAATAATATTCGCAAAAAAACTGATAATCATTTATAGCTTTTTCGATTCTTTTATTCTTTTCTACAATAGGTTCATTTTTGTCAACTCTAGCTGAATTTTCTACTCTTTCTCTATACTCATTCCAGTTTTCTATAAGTTCTTTGCTAACTTTACTCATATTTCAAATAAATTTTTAATAATTCTTGTAATCCCTTTTTCAATATCAGGTGTAATTTTCATAAATGTTCGGGCTTCAATATTAATTTTACTTCCCACTTTCTTCAAAGCCATATTGCGCCATAATTCGGCATCATTACTCAGTCTATCGTTCTTTTTGGATTTTGCTAGTTTTTTTGTCCTAACTGAAAACACCTGCTGTCCTGAATTTTCATAGTACTTAGCCCAAAAAAATGATTTCATTTTTTTAGTTACAATGATTTCTCCACCATTCTGCATAACTTCTGCATATTGCTCTACTTGTGGGTTATCTATACCCACTACTACCTTATCTTTGGTAATGCTAATAATTCGTATGCTATTCAACATTTTCCCTGTATCATATAATGGATTTTTACCTTGAGTTCTAGCAAAGTGTAATTCTCTTCCTCTAAATGGGCGCAACCCACCATTTTCAGGCATACCTCTTCTTGTTGATATATTTTTTTTAAATTCATCTCGCATATAGACACCTGCTACACGCACTACTTTGGAGCGGGCATCTACTAGATGCTTTTCAATGTCCTCAATAGTATTTCCAGAATACGTAACCGTTACCATAGTTTATTTTTTAACAATTTCAACTTCAATAAATGGTGTTGCCTGAACATAATTATAGACCTTTTCTGCACTATAATCCGTATAAGTGGTTTTATATGAAAGAACAAAACAGGTATATTGATCTGCTCTGGCTTCTCTGCCCGAAGACGTTCTTACTAATTTACTGAAATGAGTGCCTCGAAAACCTTGTAATTTTTGATGAATTATGTTTAATAACCCAAGTTGCTTAAATGCATCAAATCTATCTTCTGCAGTTTGATGCGTATCTTCATAGATTGAGAAATAAACTCTTAAATCAATTGTAACATCCCCTTTTTGGATTTCAGCACCTTGCCAATTAGAACTATAATTAATCAAAACAGCAGGACACACTACAGGATAACTAGTGTCTTGTTTTTCGATTTGCTGACAATCGAAGTCTATGAAGTTCAATTCTTTGACTTCACTTAACCTGTTTTGAATTTCAGAAAATAAATCTATCATTTTGTGTTTTTTATTTTATTTTTGCACTATTAAAGTGAAGATTAAGAAATTATGGCACTATAGTGAGTGCACTTGAACAGTGTTGGCTACTCAATATTAATCTTCACTTTTTATTTACTAATATTCCCACTCTAAATTCTTCATAATTAACATTTTCATATTTTTGTTTCTTTCTATTCCAACCATCTAATTTAAACATTGTTCTCGGTTGATTTTTAGAATCAATCACAACAACAAAAGGAATTTCAGAAAGGAACTTTCCTGTTTCTATTTCTATTGGCTTTTCTAATTTTAAATATTTAATATAAGTTCTTTGCCATTTTATATTAAATTTTTTACCTTCCCAAATCTCATCAGGATTTTTAATTATATCTAACAAGTTAGGAAAATCAACTTCGTGCTGACTCTTTTGCATATGCTTTTTAAATATGTCATTAAACTCATATTCAAAGCCCAATTTACATTTCGCTCTAATTATTCCATCTTTATCTGAAAATATATCCCAATACTTATCAAAATTCTCTTTGCTTCCTGTTATAGCTATAGGCAAATTGGAACCTTTCAAAATATCTTCTGCCTTTTTCAATCCGTAGTTTCTACTAGCGCTTAATTGTTTTTTACCTTCACTTGGCATCGCTCTAAAATAGGCTGTATTTTCTTCGTCAAACAAATCACTTGTGCCTGTATTTTTCTTCCAATACTTATCTTTTACTACAACTTTTGCCCTATTCATTGAAGCTTCTGTCGTGTCGACTGTATAGCCTTCATGCTCCGCTTGTTTTTTAGAAAGTTGAACGGTTAAACATCTACAATTCCATCCATTAGGAGGATAATATTGAGTCCAAAACTTGCTATCAATTGACTCAACAATTCCATTAAGAGCTCGATGCGCTTCACGAGTTCTACTATCATTAATTGCCACATATTTAAGGTAAGGAAACAAATCTTTATTCTCTTGATATTGAAGCCAATTAACGCCTTGGATTGTACCATTCACAACCGCATTATATTCAGCCTCTAGCCAATTGGTTCGATATTTTGCTCTGATACCGTCACAATATTTTTTAAAGTCATCAAAACTTCTCATCTCGCCAGTATTGGGATCAATGATTTGATTTCTATATTCCAACAGCTCGGCATAGCTTTTGGCAGTAGCAAATTTATAAATATTGTTATGTTGACGATTTAACCACTCCTGTATATTTGCCTGATATGAATCCGCTAGTTTTTGTTTTTGAATGGAAGTGACAACACTACTCCAAAGTGTATCTCCATAAAACAACGCCAAATCAGCAATTGTTTGCTCTTCCGATATCGATTCATTATAGACAGCCTGTAGTATCAAATTCTGCATATCATCAATCTTATTTGTACTAAATGATAATTGATGATGAACACCACCACATTCGCTACACGCTGTTAGATTGATCTGCTGAACCCGTTGGATAGTATCTATAACCTCCAACGGGTTTTTACGAAAAAAGAGAATACAACTTCTCTAAAAATGATTTTTCGCTTTTAGTGAAAAATAGCTTTTTGGGGTCATTGTTTTTTTGTGTTTTCATAATCGGCACTCCATAAGTCTCCTCAAAATAACTAGGCTCAATAGGGCATGCACTATTAATTTTAATATCTAAGTCAATTCTATCTTTTAGATTAATACTTTCTACAAATGAGAAATCGCCATCAATAGCAATGCCAAATTTTTGGAACAATGGAATCAATTGCGAATTCAATACATTCAGGAGCATTTTTTTATCTGCATTGATGATGTCAATTTCACTTTCCTTCATGGTCTCTCCAAGTGAACGATTGCCTCCGCTACTTCCAACCTCTGTGGTCAATGTATTTCCCAAAACTAATTTTGATACTTCATTATTACATGTTGTAATTAACTTCTCGTATAGATCAGAAGAACCTGACTGAGACTTTGATTCAATGAAATTAATTTTAGTTCCTTCAGGATGTACAAATACACCAGCACTTCCCATTTCGGTTAAGTCTCTCTTCAATGCTTCTCTAGCTATGTCATCATATCCATCATAGATCCCCTCTCTTATTGGCTGTCCAAATATTTCTGTATATTGAGCAAAATCACCAAAACCATTTCTCTTATAAATGATATAAGGAGTAGCTGCACTCAATAATCCCAAATTCTCTATGTCAGCAACTTCAATTATATTGAAGTTCCCATTTCTATAATCAATTCCATCAGTATCCGTACTCGTTTTTACAACAATACCTTTGTCAGCTTTCACATGCTTACGAGGAATCAGCGAGTATTGAAATTTCATATTCTCTGTATCCAATGGGATTACTTCTATTAGCGTATGCCCCCAATGGCGAGTATCTAGTATATAATGCAGTAGCAAATCAAACTCAATAGTATTTGTGTATTTTTCAATGACTTCTTTTAATTTTGTATTTTTAGTATTCAATTGAAGTTTTGAATTGAGAATTGGCAATTTTCTTTTTTGGATGACTGCTTTAAGATGCGCATCTAAAAGAGCATTGGTGTACATATCATACAAAAGCGTTCGATTCGGATTGGTCATACTCTCCGCACTTTTCAACGCATCTTTAAATTTGCCGATATCCATCGCCTGACGATTCACTTGGTTAATCGTCAACTGATTTACAATTATTGAAGCATCGCTTCCTTTATTAACTTTTGCCATATTCCTTTTTTTTGATTATATTACCCATGAAATTTGATTCAATACTATGGATGGATAACCACATTGTGCATAGTAAGAAATTGAGTAATTGTTATTTTCGATTGCTAAAAACCACATATTATTCCATTTGTAAAGTGAAACTAAAATCGTTCCTTTATTGGTTGGTGGTACATTTGACGAAGGGTTAAAATTATCACACATTGGGCAAATAAATATGCGATTACTTCCATCTCGTGGCTCTATTTCGGAAGGAATTTGAACGATTATTGGCATTGAATTGATATTGCCTTTAACATCACCAACGAGATGAACTTCTCTTCCTGTTACTTGATAACCAGCATTTGGAATCGAATTGTTACCAAAGCTCCAATTTGCATTTAAATTAAATTGAGTATAATTACCTAAAGTCATATTATTAGTAACTTTGGAATTCCAATCAGATATTTTAGGCTCAAATATACCAGGGTCATATCCAATTTTTTGGGCCAAAACAGAATTTATATTTAGCACTTCATCAACCAATACAGAGTAGGGTGTCTGCTTAGTATTTGTTATTTCTACATAATATTCAGAATAAACTTCTTGAGTAATTCCATTTTTGTATACTACTGGGGGAAGTGCTTGTGAAGTTTCTATTGGAGTAATCCACACAGAAGATCCATTGTTGACAATTGTTTGGTGATAACACATCAGCACCTCATTGCCATCCCAATAGGCACCATCTTCGATGGTATGCACATATTGCTGAAAAGGTGGTAATCCAATAATATCTACCTTGTATTCCATCCCCCATATAACACATGGAGTAATACCTGCAATTGCTCGAACAGAACTGCTGATGCCCTGAAAAAAACTATACTGAATAAATTGAAAATCTTGTAGCGTAAGAGGATGAAGTCCCGAAAAACCTGTTTTAAATCGTTTCATATTTTTAAAATTCTATTCCATTTGAAAAAATAAATTTGGCTTTTTTGCCAGCTAATTTGTAATACTTTACCAATTCTTTAATCATAATAAGCTCTGAAATAGAGTATACTCCTTCGGGAACTTCCACAGTAAAGTCTGCTCCTGTATTGTTTTGATACTCTATCCATTGCCCAATATATTGTGGTTGATTTTCAAATATTTGACCTATCCATAGAGGCCTATTTTCCCATGTTTGACCAATATATTTTTTTCTAAATAGATCAAATGTTGTAATAATTCTAATGCGCCGAAGAGTCACATCAAATCGATCGTTCAATAAATTCTCCAGTACTATTACTTGACCATTAAATCGCAATTTCTTTTTGAGCTCTGCTCTTAGTCCTTTAAATTCAATATAAATCGAATTTAAAGGACTCATCATTGACACTATATAATCTTTAATTCTCCTCATTCTAATAGGAGCTGGGACCATCTCTTCAATCCATTTTTCTATATTCCATTCAAAGGTCATATTATGCTTTTATCATTTCAATATTTGAATTTGAATCCAACTCTATCCATCCACTATCTGCAGTATAATCTTTATAGAAATTATTATAAGAACCTAAATAAGATCTGCCTGAAGCAGTCATTATGACTACATCTTTTACTCCTAATACTTTTTGAATTTCATCTACCATTTTGATTATATAAAAAATTCCATCAAACTCAATGTTCGCGATATAGTTTTCAATAGCATTTTTTACTGATGCTTTTACATTGGCTTCATCTAAAGTACCCTGGTAATATATTTTCAAACTTAAATTTAATTTATCAGATTCCTGAGAAATGACATCTGTCTCCACACCAGCAAATTTGATTCTGTCAATATAACTTTGTAAGGATTCAATTTCTATTGGCTCTAATGGCTTAAGTCCTTGAGGCGTTTCTTTTGCCACTTTGATTTTCAATCCTCTAAAATCTTGACTAAAAACTTCTACTACGGCGACTCTATCTGCAAGTTTACTTTCTATAGCCAATTGCGAAGTAGTATCATTATAGTAATAGCGATATGTTTGACTATTCCATAATAATAGAAAGCCATATTGCCATTTTTTCACTTCATTTTTATACCACTCTAAATTTCCCGCAATAGATTGCTCTGCAATGGCATTAAGCTCTTGTTTGGCATAGTCCCAATATTTTTCATGTACCCAATGAGATACTGCTACAACATAGATAATTAGTCGCCAAACAGCCACCTTACTTCCTGAGCTCAACTCCGAAAGAACATTATTATATTTAGCACCTACAGGCAATAAGCCGTCCAAAGACGACATACTCTCTTTTTCTGCAATAATACTATCATAAATCTCTTGAATGCTTCTAGCCATAATCTAAAATTAAATTTGCCACCAAATGGAATGCCAATAAACAAGTCTTATTTTTTTAAAATTACGAGTCCAAATATTCGATACCGTATCATTGAGCCATCTAACTTCGACTTTCAAATCAATATCTCGATCATTGTCGAAATTTCTCATTGTTATAGTTCTGCCTTCTACTAGACTTTTTGAAATATCAAATACAGCAAGATTTGTAGTGAAAATTACTTCATCTTCAATATTCAATATAGAATCTTCATTAGCATATCTTACATTTACGATTCCTATTCTTGTATTGTATTCGGGCAAATACTCTACAGGAATTTTGCCTTCTTTCAACGAAACCTTTTCTTCTAAAGATTTCTCTACATTATCTAACCTACTATTAATTTTTTCGCAATCACAGTCGCTATTTTCTTCAGGTAATAGAGCAGCAGGTATTTTTCCATTTGCGTCCAACAAGACTACACCGTTCGGCTCATTGACATTATCAAAGTCCACTTTATTCTCAAGTTCATCTTTTAGCCCCTGAACATCGTCAATGCTATGACGATGTTTTTTGTCGGCTTTATTTTCAACTTTTAAATTTAATATTTCAAAATTATCATCCAACTCATCATGAGTTAGTTTTGATTTTTTGATTCGTCTAAGTGTTAATTGCATACATTTAATTTATAACTCTAAAATATAATCGACTTCTACATAATCTTCATCTACATAAGGACTTTTTGAACCCATCGATGAATAATTAGCATTGCCAATCACCCTACCCACATTCTCTAGCTTCATCATTTCCACAATAGTCAAATTTTGATTATTTAAAATCAATTTTTCTCTAATCTCTAGAGGCTTGCTTGGCTCAAATACTTCTGACAAATCCTCCACGTCATTATCTATCATCAATGCAAATACTCCTTCAATTGCACCATATTCTTGAATGGCTATATCTGCTACACTCTGCCCATAAGTTGTCAAAATTTCGCTCATATATTTATCATTGATTCAATGATGTTCAATCGTTCCAATTCAATATCATCATACTCCAAATGCTTAAAAATTCTTCCTTTCAAAAAAGGATTTTTATCAAAAGGCTGGCTTATATTTCTATTGATTCCTACACCAAGTAACGGACTTTGTTTCCATGCTCCTTCATGCGAAACAAGGATTAAGTGTATGTCCTGCTCCTTAGATTCATCCAACACAAAATCGCCATTAGCAATATTCAATTCATTGTCTGCATCCAAAATCAAATCAACTCTTTTCATAAATGATTGTCTCTTTTAGTATTGGAGCTAAACAAATATCCACCCTCTGCATTATTGCTTTCTACCTGTAATACAGGCAAGCCTACAGGAGCATATTTTCCTGATTGAATTTTAACTAAAGTTGTAATAGCATCTTCATATCGCATTCTTCTTACTTCCGTCAATTTTTGCGGATTATGAATACAGCAGATATGATACAATGCAATATCCTTAGCCAGCATCAATAGATAATTATTACGATCTTTTCCTTGTTTCTCAAAAATAGAAACTACATCGAAACGATTGCTTAAATACCCCGACATCTCTTCCACGGCTACTTGACTACACTCCGCAACCACATGTTGCTTCTGCTTAACAACAGCCATTAAGATGTCGTTATGGATAGAACTATCAAAATCATCTAATAACACAAATTTGCTCATCTTATAGTTTTTCTTGTATAAATCTGTCTTGAAGTCTCACAATCATTTTTAAGTCTTCAGAAGATAATTCCGTACCTACCAATTTATTTGCCCATTGCCCAAAATCCATGAAAGACTGAATGTAATTAAACAAGTTGTCTTTTTTCTCTATTTTTTCGATAGCACTCGCGATTTTCGATAGTTTATCTGCATCCAATTTGTTTTCGGATACCATATCGGATACTTTCTTTAGGAGTTGATTTACGATTTCGGGACGTGATACCTGTACTGCAGCTCTTCGTTCTTTCCATCCAAATCGTTCTGACCATTCACCGATTGTTTTTTCGCTCACTCCTACTCTTTGGGAAATAGACTTGTTTTGCTCTCCTTGCATGTAGAGAGCAAAAGCCATTTCTTTTTTATTTTCGTCTATTTTTCTTCCCATTTTTTTCTATTCTTTTTCTTTGATTCTCATCAAATAAGGCTTGTCGCTTACTGCCTGTATACTTACCACTTGTCTATTGGAATGAGTTTGCTGTGGTACAGAATACGATTTTACTACAATCTCTGTAATACCGAAAATGAATAAAAAGTCACTACCGACTTCTATTTCTCTTTTCTCACTCATCAACTTTTCAAAGCTTTTCAATTCTGCTTCGGGGTAAGAGATATTGTCTTCGCTCTCTATTCCTATTTGAATATCTAATGAAAAATCGCCGTTAGAGATAAACTCCTTGACCGTTCCATCTCTTCCCACTACGACCGTCTCCACAATATTTTTTTGACGAGACACATTGATTAAAGCTTCATCAAATGAATAAGCCTTCAAAGTAGTCTTATTCTTAAATGATAATTTGGTTAAGGCTGTTTTCCCTAACCAAATCTCCATTTGTTTTTCGTCCATTTTATTTTGAAATAACTCTTTGAATCATTAAATCAAAATCCTCTGAACCACTTGTATCACCCTCTTTCCATTTAGTAGCATCTTTTTTGAATTCTACATTTTTTAGAGTATCATTAATGATTTTACCTCCATTATCTGGCTGATAACTTACCACGATGTCAAATGGCTTCAAATCAATTAGATTGCGAGTTGGCGATTTTTCCTTAAGTCTTTGAATTGCCTCAAATCCTATAGAAATTTTACCAGCTGTTTTAACCCGTCCTCTTCCTCTTCCAATTGGGTATTTTCCAGCTCCATAGACTTCTTCTTTATCTTGATCTGTAGCATACTCTATTGACTTTACATTTTGCTCTAATACGCCTCCAATGTTAAAGACAATGTCGCTCCATCCGTATTGTATCCCATTAATATCCATGACTTTATTGTTTTATAAATTAAAAAAATTATTGATTAACTTTTACAGCAAATCCAATACTTACCTCAATGTTATCTGCACTTCCATAAGGAACGATTAATACTTTTACTTCTATCAATCCTGTACTCAATACAGGCTGTGCAGGATCAATGGACACTTTGTACCCACTAATCTCATTATTGGCTACCATTGCATCCAAAGTATTCTCACAAATTCCTTCTAAATATGTGGCTACATCGGGAGCTATCTCTCCTGTAGCTGGCTCAATTCGGATAGGACTATTCAATTCAGGAAGCAAAGTCTTGCGAAGCACTCTAGTTGCTTTTTGCATCGTTCGCACATTTTGAATTTTAGCAAAATCACTTGTACGCTCATCCAATGTAAATGCCTCATTCATATATGTGCCGTCCAAGCCTACAAATTTTCGCATAAATAGATATCCCTTGTCTTGCATGTTGAATAAATCGCTTTCGTCAAACTGAGTCAATTTGGCTTCATTGGCGAGCATAGGCTCCATATACATGCGAATATTTGACAATTGAACATTGATGCTTGGATTCCATTTTTTTAGCAATGGAATTAAAATAGAGTCCTGATTGACATCATCACCATTTGAAGCGGTATAAGGCATAATATTTCGCTCTGCCACCCAAGCAATGGATTCTGACACTTTAGATTTTGATAGCAAACCTAACATTCCTCCAATTGCAAATAAGTATGTTCCAGGGACAATGACACCACCTGTAGTAAGAACACTATATAGCTCATAGTTACATCCAATGACTGCTGAGAAGTATTTTCCAGCCACATTGTTATTTTTAGCCCAAGTAATCAATGAAGGGTTGGACAACATAGGATTGTTCATCTCTGTCAATGAAGATACTAAGCATACAGCAGGCATATATTGTTCTTCTAATTCTTTGAATACACTGGATAGACTGCTTATTGTAGCCTCAAAAGATGTATATGAATATACTCCAAATTGCCTAATAGAACCTTTAGATTCCAATTGCATTTTTTTAACCGTTGCACCTAATTTGGCATTACTTGAAGTATGCACATACAATGGAGCATCTGGATTCACTCTGAAAAAATCAGCTACAATGAATATTGCATTGACAAAATTCTGCACAAACCAAGTCGAAGCAGGATCATTGACCCATACCTTAAATTCATTTGAATTTTTAAAATACATTCCTGATGGAAATGCACTGCCAAATGAGGCTTCATCCAATACAATTGCAGATATTGAATCTTCATTGATTCCTTTTCTTCCTAGTCCTCCGTTGAGAACTTTAAATGACACATTATTTAATTTTGACATCTCTTTTTACTTTTATTTGTTAAAATTTTGGTTCTTCCAAGTCATACCTCCCAAGAGAGGTATGACTTTTTCCCTACTTGACTAGGGATGGATAGAACACTATTTTATTTCCTGAATTTTGTCAGGATTTCCGTTGATATTTTTTTCGTGATCAATAGCTAACCATAATTGAGGGAAAGCTACTTTGTCTGAAGTGATATAGAATTGCTTTATATTTGGATTATGTTTTTTCAATTCTTCAATTTCTGCCTCATTCAAATAGTTTCCCGTAGCAGTAGGTTCTTTTTTTGCTTTTTCTTCAGCTTTTGCTTTTTCTTCAGCATCAGCTTTTGCTTTTGCCTGTTCAGCTTCATGTTTTGCTAAATTTTCCATATAAACCGCTTTATCGGTATTATTTAATTTAGCAAGTTCTTCTTTTGACAATACTTTAAATTCAGTCATTTTAATTTTATTTAAATGGGTTAAAAATCTTACTTAAATAGAGGATAAACAGAATGCCGACTATATGCAGAAAAATCATTTTAATCTTCCAAAAAAAGCCCTTGTTGGCTTCTATCACTTTATATTCCTTTATCTTTTCAATCTCATGTTCTCGTATTCTTATAATAGAATCACGAGACACTATTTCTAATCGGAATGAATCCGATGGACATACAATTTCATAATTGCCATTAGCCAGAGCTCTAGTAGCTATTTGCTTCCCTGTGCTAGGACGGCTTACCTCTTCTATTCTTCCTTTCCCTGTACTATCGCATATAATGCGAATCGTTTTCACGATACTATCTCTAGTGATAAGAGTATCTATCGTTCTATATTTGACCTCATAGTTTGTTTCTGTAGTTTTGCTTTTCGTACTTTCAGTATAAGTATGTATTATCTTCCTAGCACAACTGCTAAGAAGACAATACATACCAATAATGATCAACAATTTTATTTTTTTCATAACCTCCTCCTGAAATAATTGCTATAGACCTCTTGCTTCGAACTCTTTATTGATATATTCACGCAATTCCTCTGTCAATTTATCATAATCAACAGCATTATTGCTCAATGTATCAATTCTTGAATTGACATTTGCCAATTCTTCCGAAACATATTGTTGTGAAGCTGCTCCGATATTATCTCGTGCAGTACCCTGTTGTGTTGCATCAAATTCTTGACGGCCAGCAGTAGAAACTAACCCTTTGTCTGCCTGGGCTAATGCCGTTACATTGTCAACTAATTCTTGTAATCTGCCGTCATCTTCGCCTATTTTTTTAACTAAATCTGCTACTTCTGATTGAATATAACTAGTTAGTTCTGATTTTAGACTATTAATCTTCTCTGTTAGAGCAGAGTTAAGATTCTCTATAGCGGCGCTCAAGCTTGAAACCTCTGAAGAGACTCTTTCCGAAAGAGCACTGATTGCATCAAATGCTTGCGGGATTTTAGTATCTACATAGTTTACTACATTGTCAACGCTTTTTGACAAATCGGCGACTTGCTGACTCAACGAATCTTTTACGTTCGAAATTTCTTTACTTAGAGTATCTCTCAACTCTGCCATTTTTCCTACAATTACACCAATCAATAGGATAAATAATTTTTTTACACTTTCCATTTTTCTTTTTTTATTGTTTTTTAAATTTTTACTCTTTTCTTTTTGATAAATCCAAGAGGAGGTTACAAATTTCTTTTTTCGGCTTCTTGAAGAAAATATGCAGCTGGATCAAAATCCAAATTCACATCCTCTTCACTATCTCCATAAGTGATCAAAACTTCTTTATCACTCACCTTTCTTGAATTAGCGAGGAGTTTGCCACTTATCTCTACTATGTTGCTTTTTTCTGATTCTACCACTATCGTCATACTATGGTCATTTTTCCTTTTAAATAATTTTTGACAATTCCATCTAAAGTGCCAATGATTTTATATTCAAAATATCTACCGTCCAATTTCCATTCTTTGGCTTTAATAGATACTTTTATTTTGGTATCATTAACATTGAGTTTCTCTTCATATACCTTGTCTCCATCTTGATATATTTCCATTGTGAAATCTCCATCAAATGGCTCTGACCCTTTAATCGTAAATGTACCTTCAGCATTGGAAGGAACATCTGCCAAGTCCAACTCTATACAGGAATCTACAATTAGTGTTTGTCTCATTTATTTATAGGGCAAATATTTTGTAACTCCATTTACTTTGATACCTTTAAGGATTTGTTTACGTTGAAAAACACCTTCGGTAGCTTCATAGCTTACATGTACCCATGCAGGGTTTTTATCATTTCCAAACTCCCATATCAATTGGTCAAAATCCAAGTTTTTTCTCACAAAATCAAATATCTCAGCATTGGTTATTTCTGTACCATCCATATCTATATCACCTGCCTCTCCTGTACAATGTTGTGATGTAGAACTAGATCCAGGAGTTGCAATATTAAGTGCATGACTTCGGTATCCACTAGAGAGATAGATGGGGCGTCCAAAATGATTACGAATAGGCTCGAATATGTTTTTAGCCCAAATTTTCATATTTTTCAAATGCTCCTCTGTAGGCATATTAGATATACCCAAGCGTTTGGCTCGCTCACTGCGAATCATTTCGCTTAATTCAAGATGTGCCGATAATTCCATAATTAGTTCTTTTTAATAAATTTGAAAAAATCAATGTGAAACGATAGCAACCAAAAAGCCAATATGAAATTGGTAATTGTTTCAAAAAAATTTAATCGTTCATTAAATGGTCCAGCGAGGATGTTATCATAATCTTTTACTAAATAAATGACCATAAAGGCATTCCAAAAGAACATCATGAAATTGATGAATCTAGTAGAATAGTTTCCATCTTTAATAGATACTTCCATCGCTTTATAAGCTCCAAAAGTCATAAGTGTATAAGCAATAATATTGAGAATTAATCCGTACATTTTTTTGAATTTTAAAGGTTAAAGTGAGTCTATTTTGTCTTCTAATTTTTTTGGCAATTTCTTCTCGACAATATCAATAAGAGCTTCGCTACACATGGTAGAGAAGCAAGTAAGTGCAAGTCCAATTTTAACAGACAAGTTAAAATACTCCATCACTGCAGGAATGATCATCACTGATATTATCAATCCTATGAGAATTTTCATTGCAATATTTTTTGTGGTGTAATCTTGACCACGAAGCAACTTGAAAGCTGTGGTGACGATGCCTCCTACTGCCATTATTATGTATTGCTTAAATTCCATTTTTCCTTTTTTTTGGGTTTTATAAAAATTTGTAGCGGAGACAGGACTCGAACCTGTGACCTTCGGATTATGAAACCGACGAGCTACCAACTGCTCTACTCCGCAATGTTTGGGCTTGGCTATTACCTCAAGCCCAAAAGCACCCCCGATAAATGCGCACAACAAAAAACGAGGGCAATGGCTTATTTTCTATGACTTTTGGATGATATTGATGACACCAATATTATCTTGTCTACGTCTTCGACCACCATATCTTTGCTCGAAGGAGAACACGTCCGCAAAAAATTGAGGGTCTTTTTCTCTTGAGAAAAAGTCTAGGCTTCCCAATGCATGCTCTACTTTTGAAGGATCATAGCAAACTACTACTTCATTGTCATTTGCAGAAGCTAATGAGCCTACAGGCTTAATTTCGCCATTTGCATCAGCAAAGATTCTTGTAGTCATTGGAATGATAGAAAATCCTTCTAATCTTGCAACGATTCCACTTCTACGCTCTTCATCTGTCAAATAAGTTGCTTTGTCAGGATCTACCAAGTCTCCCAACATCGTTACAGGAACTAAAGCAACTAAATTGCCTCCAATTACTTGACCTTTGGAATCATTTGCTAATTTAATAAACGCTTTTTTGAGGTCAGCTCTTACAAGAGCTTTTCTCGTACCTGAAGCACCTGCCAATGTGGCGTCAATATCTGCCCCTGAAGTTCTAACAACAGAAGCGGCAGACAATCCTGATGCCCATTTGTATAAAATGTCCGATCCGATAAATTCTGTCATTTCACCTCTTGTATCACCCAATACAGAATTTTTCTTATCATATGACAATTCGTATTGATCAATGTTTGGAATTCTTACAGGATTAGATGTATAACTATCTAATGCGTAAGTAACTTCGCCATCTGCACGTGTTACCACTCCTGCAGGGAATTGTGTTCTGTTTTTCTCACCTCCTACTCCTGCACCTGCTTGAGGAATGTGTACGATTTTTCCATTGATAACCATTGAGGTTACATCGGTAGATAGTTTCAAATGTGGATTAGAAGCATAAAACTTCTCCATAATAAACTGGTGCCAAATTTCTTTCTGTAGCATCTTTCTTTTTTTTTGCGGTTTAAAAATTATTTAAAAAGTGCGTTTTTATTTTTCGTATTCTGCCTTGAACAGCCTTTGATACTCTGCATTGTTTTCCTTTTTCAATTTCAACAATGCATCAGGATCTTTTTTGGTATAATCCGAAAAAGTCCAATTTTTTCTTGGATTGTTTGTGTCTACACCATCACCTAATTGTTCAGTAATTGTTGTGTTTTTTGTAGATGCTACAGGAGCATTTTCAAGGAAACTTTTCAAGTCCAAAACCTCCATTTTTAGCAAAAATGGCTTTTGAGCTTCAGTAACTTTAGATGCATGAAGTGTAATCAAAGATTCTTTTTCAGCATTCAACTTTTCGGTTTTAATCGATTCGTTTTCGCTCAATAGAGCATCTACTTTGGCTACGATTTGATCTTCTGTAGCATCTTCGGGAAGTCCGAATTTAAGGGCAATCTTTTTCATGTCTTTATTTTTTGATGAATTAATTGTGGGGATGGAGTCATACGATTTATTATCATTGCTCAAGTATACTCGAAGTGCAGACTTATTAGAAGGTATATCTACGACTGATATCTCTTTCAGAAGACATTTGGTTACGGTAGCTCTTTTTTGTCCAGCTATTACATTTTCCTCTGAGGTTTCTATTGCTTCTATACCCATAGAGCAGGCACTCAGTATTTTTTGATCTACCTTACTTTGTATTTTAAGTGCAAATTCATCTTTGGTGTCAAAAGTCAAGTCAGCAAGTAGCTTGTCTCCTTCTTTTCTCAGATTGTCCCATCTTCCTATAGGAAGAGTCCAATCTGCTCTATCATGCATAAAAAGAGCTACAGGATTTTTCTGAAAATCTGAAAAATCAATACCATCAGTCAGGACTCGAAATCCGTAACTATTGATACTTTCGTCTGTAATAATAAATGTATACTTCATCTTTATAATCGTGATTGCAAAAATGAAGCCTTTCGTGTGGACTACAAAAATACCGTCCGAACTGCGGACTACTTTTTTTTAATCATTAGATATACAGATACTTTTGTGCTTTATTATTCACCAAAAAAATAAAGAAAATGTCACAAAATCTTATTGGAATCACAGCAGAGCAATTGAAAAAATGGAAAGCAGAGCATAAAAAAGTCTTTTGTATAGAAGTAGAAGGAGACAATAATGATATATATGCAGGATATTTTAAAAGCCCTGATATCCAAACCCTAAGAGCAGCTAACAAAAATCTTAAAAATGATGAGATTGATGCAGGACTTACGATCTACAATAACTGTAAACTATGGGTAAGCCCCGAAATAGAGGAAGATGACATGCTTAAAATGTCAGTAATGGCTAAGATGTCAGACATTATGGCAATAAAAAAGGCTACCATAAAAAACTTATAAGCCCTCCAAGTGAGGGCTGGGGAGAGACTTTAGATTTTTGGCATTTGGAAGCCATTGTCCTAAAGAATTTCTCAATAGATATTAGCGGAATGGACGATGAAAGGTATTGTGATTTTGTAAAAAAAGCACTTTATATTGAATACCGAGAGATGGATAAATGGAGGAGATTAATTAGTGATTTTCTATAAATATTTATCAGGATTTTTATACATATCCTTAGTCATAAATATTGCAAAAATTCCACCAATTACTAATACTAAGACAAACAACACTACCATAGGTTAATTTTAAAAATACAAATATATGTCAAATTCACTAAACTATAATATTAACTTTCAAAGTAATCTTGGAGACACCTTTGTTCAGATTAATAATACGGTAGGAAAAGCAACAGAAGGGGTAAATAAACTAGGGAAATCATTTAGTAGCTGTTATCAATTTTTTATTGCTTTTGAAGGCATTACTAATGGTCTCAATAATATCAAAGCAGGTATAGAATCTATTGTAACTCCTGGAGCAGATCTCAATCATAACATGATGGAACTATCAGCAATTACTGGAGTTACTGGAGATAAGTTAAAAGAAATTGAGGGATATGCTAGAAATACAGCCAAAGCCTTTGGGATAGATGCAAGCCAACAGGTAGAATCGTACAAACTTATTTTGTCTAAACTTGGTCCAGAAATTGCCCAAAATAGTCAAGCCCTCAAAGCGATGGGCGATAGTGTAGCTATTACAAGTAAACTTATGGGTGGCGATGCTACACAAGCTACAGAAGTATTGACTACCGCAATGAATCAATACGGAGTAGACCTCAGTGACCCTATACAGGCGAGCAAAGAAATGGCTAATATGATGAACATCATGGCAGGAGGCGCAAAAGTAGGCTCAGCCGAACTGCCACAAATCAAACAGGCTTTGGAGCAGGTAGGAATGGTCGCTAAAAATACTGGAATTTCATTTTCCGAAACTAATGCTGCTATTCAAGTCCTTGATAAAGCAGGAAAACAAGGTGCAGAAGGTGGCGTAGCACTCAGAAATGTATTGTCCATATTGGGCGAAGGTCGTTTTATGGCTAAACAAAGCAAACAGGCTTTGGAACAATATGGAATATCTGTAGAACAACTAGGAGACAAAAATTTAACATTAAAGCAAAGGCTAGAGCTTCTTAAGCCGATCATGAATGATTCGGCTTTGGTTTCTCAGATATTTGGTCGCGAAAATCAGGCATCTGCTATGGCATTAATAAACGGAGCAAATACTATTGATGAGTACAATAAGGCAATTCAGAACACAAATACAGCAAAGGAGCAGAGTAATATTATCATGGAATCCTACCAAGAAAAAATGGCTCGAATCAAAGCTGGATTCAATGACTTAAAAATTTCAATTTTTAATGCTACTGAACCTTTTATGCCTTTTGCACAGAACGCTATAGATTCAGGCATAGCACTAGGTCAATTTTCGCAATCTATGTACTCTGTTCATACTGCTTTCGGAGGAATTAAAAATTTTACAAAATCTTTATCTTTTGCACCTATCATTACCTCATTCACTTCTATGTGGGCTACTCTTACCGCAACTACAGCTACAGGTGCTACAGGTATTTCTGCAATTATTGCTAATATTCCTATAATAGGATGGATAGCTGTAGCCATAGCAGCCATAGCGGCACTTGGATATTATTTATACAATAATTCTCGAAAATTTAATGAGATTATTGGAGGTATTTGGGCAGTTACCAAAATGCTATTTACTGGACTTTGGGAATTTATCAAAGGGTTTTTCACATTCCTATATGACGGCTTTATGATGCATGTAAAATTAGTTCAATGGGTCGCCAATGCTATTTTTAACGGTTTCAAATTTGCCTTTGAAAAAATAAAAGGAGTAGCTGTATGGCTATGGAATGGATTCAAAAGTATTTTTGGAGGCGTGGCAGGATTGGTATCTCAATATATTATCTCTCCAATATCTACAGCCTTTGATTGGATTATGGGTAAAGTCAATGCAGTGCTTGGATGGTTTAAAAAAATCATCAAACCGCTTACCGACACCTTTAGTGCAGGAGCAAAAGCAGGAGGTGATGCTTATGATA